CAAACAGCATTATAAAAAAGATTAATTATACAGAGTCCAATATTGCAATCATTGCTGAAAAGCGCAACGATCTTATTGCCAAAGCATATAGGGATGGAAATTTAGAGATTCTACCGCAAGTCTATAACGTAAAGATGGATATAGTTGGGAACATGATGTTCATACCCGGATATGTATTTAATCTTTGGCCAAACACAATGGGACTCAGTGCAGAGTCCAAAGATTCCGTGCTAAAAAAACTTGGATTGTTAGGTAGTTATTGGACAATAGGCGTAGAGCATTCTTTTGGTGAGAACGGGTTTTCGACAACGATAGATGCATACAATGTAACTGTTGGCGAATCACCAACGAGAAAATAGGAGATTGTTATGGGGAAAATTATTAGCAGCATAACAAATAAGTCTTCCTACAACAGGGAGTCAAGTATTATAGACAATCTCAATCTTATTGACAACTGGGATCAAAAACAGTTCTTTTATCTTCGACGAAATAACAAAAATAGAACTATTGCTGTATGGGACAGGGGAAACATGTCTCAACTTAGCGATACAGAAGTTTGTATAAATTTTGTAGCAGATGCTTTCGCAGATTTTCAAACTCATTACCGCAAAAAAGTGGTGAATGGGTTGAAACCTTTTATGGACATGAAGACTCTAAAGGTAGAGAAGGCGTATGTTAGACCAATTGCTGCTTACTTGGAGCACCAAAAAAGACTAGAAGCGCTTCTGTTAGAAAATGTACTGGTTCCAGATGCCAATAGAATAAAAACATTTGAAGATTACGCGGGATGCTTTGATAAGTTTGTTAGAGAGTATGGACACAGATACCCAATATTGTATTCGACTTTTGTCAATTCTCATTACTGCTCTCTTTACTCTACTGGTCTCATGATTGAATTGGGATCACATGGTCACAACAGTGATGAGAAGAGGAGGGAAGCGCTCAATGACGACTCCTTAATGTTCTTTGTTGACTTAGCTAAAGAGTATGGATTTACGGTTCCAAAGCAGGCACCGTGGTGCATCATTGCAAATTTAGATTCTCAAGCGATGCAGAACTATGCTATAGAATATAACGCATTGACCAAGAAAGAGATAATGAAAGAATATTTTTATGAATGCAAGAACCACGACATCGATCTCCTTAAGGGACTAATGTTTAATGGATTAGAAGCATTACAAGAAAAGAATCCTTTGATTGAAATCAACAAAGTGTGTAAGAGTGGAAAACTAAGAAAAGTTACGTCCTCAAGAAATCTGCCTGAAACTAAAACATTATTTGATTCTATGTCTTCAAGGCATATGCTTAGAGCGTATATCGAAACTTTGTTGATAGAGAGGCGTGTTAAAATAGAGAAACTAAAACTTGACATACTTTTTGAAGAATGTTATTATATGCTTGAAAAATATAGTTTCGATATCGCCTATACTTTTATCGAGATGAAGATATTAGAAACAAGACCAGACAGGATTAGGTAGTGTACTTTCAGATTATTGATAACAACAAGAAGTGCCTGAAGGTGTTTGCTTCGGGAAACTTTGTTGATTATTCAGGACAAAAAGAATTCTCTAAGACATGGAGACACTCCGCACATCTTTCAAATAGAGATGATATAGACTATGCTATTCTGTACACAGAACAAGGAGATATATTTGCTTCTTGTCCGGGTTTTGTGCAAGAAGCGTGGCAGGCAAGTTCAGGTAGAGTTGCCGCGCTAATAAAATCTGCAAAAACCACTCAGTGTGACGTCGAAAACAACTGTATTTACGATTTCATTCCCGATAATTTTTTGCGGGATTTTTTATCAGACAAGCAAGCGATCATCAGGCATATATTCGAAAGTAAATCAAAACCCTGGCACTACGATGTGTTAAGGAAAGCACACATACTCACCGAGGAGATGAATGCGAACTACAATATATTCGATGGCAAACTAAGACGAACGAACTATAGCGTGTTCGGTACAAAAACAGGAAGACTATCAAATGCAAAGGCAGGCATACCGATACTAACACTGAAGAGGGAAGACAGGCACCTACTTCAACCTACAAATGACTTTTTCTTGGAATTAGACTTCAATGCGGCTGAGTTGCGGACCCTGCTATCGCTATCGGGACAAGAGCAACCCGAAGAGGACATCCACGAATGGACATCTGCAAAGGCAGGTGTGGACAGAGAAGATATGAAGAAGCGAACGTTCGCGTGGTTATACAACCCTGAAGCGTCAGATTCGCTCTTAGAGCGACTTTATGATAGAAATGGTATAAAGGATAGGTTTTATGATAAAAATGCCGTAAAAACGCCTTTCTTGCGTCAAATTATGACAGACGACCGCAGAGCACTAAACTACATCATACAAAGCACAAGCAGTGATATATGCATAACACAGGCGTATAGGTTGCGAGAACTTTTTAAAGAATGTAAAACAAAAATCTGTTATTTAATGCACGATTCTGTTATACTAGATTGTGCAAAAGAAGATAAGGAAAAGTTTCTCGAAGCAAGAAAAATATTTGCTGATACAAGTTTCGGCCAATATAGAGTCAACATGTCTATGGGTAAAAACTTCGGGGAAATGAAAAGAATATAATGTATACTGTTATTGGTTTAGGTGGAGTGGGGTGTAGAGTGGCAAAGTGCTTCTCTGAGTACTCCCAATACAACGTTCTGTGCATAGATGATCAAAAGACCGGGTGGAAAGATCAGGTGCTGATTCCAAAGCAAAGTAAACCTGAAGATTATGAGCAATCGTTTAAAAATTTAACGAAAACTAAGTTAGACAAAATAAAAGAAAATGTTATTTTTGTATTGAGTGGTGCAAGCATGGTTTCTAGCATCGCGTTGCGATTACTGCACCAAATCAAGAAAAAAAATATTACGATACTTTGTATAAGACCGGAGTCGGAACTGATGGATGCAACAGAGTCTTCTCAAGAGAGGGTAATATTTTCTGTATTGCAAGAATACACAAGGTCTGGACTTTTTGAAAGAATGTACTTGACAAGCAATGAGAAAATGGATACTCTTGTAGAAGATGCGAGTATTAAAGAATATTATCCTACGATGAACAGAATGATTGCGTCTGTATTTCACATGATGATGGTCTTTGATCATCAGGATGCAGTTGTTTCCAATTTCTCTGAGACTAATGAAGCAAGGAGAGTGTGCACGCTTGGTATTTTAAATATGGAAAGCGGATCTGAGACAAGGTTTTTTCCTTTTGAAGATACGATGGAAACAAAACTGTACTATGGTATATCTAAGGATACTCTGAATAATGATAAGAACTTACAAAGAAACATTATAAAATTAATCAAAGATAAAAATGAAGAACTGTGCAAATACAGTTATGGCGTTTACGAAACGCAGTACGATTGGGACTTTTGTTATACAAAATATTTTTCTTCGAAAGTCCAAGAATTTTAGTTGACAAACAAAAAAATATTTAGTATATTGTAGAAAGTTGGTCGGGAGATTTGCCGACCTGCTTTAGCCGAAGGTGCAAAAAAATAACATACCATAAGGAGGTAGTAAATATGGCACTTAATATTGAACTAATGAAGCAAAAGATGTCTTCATTAACAGGAAAGGGGGACAAAAAGAATAACTTCTGGCGTCCTCAAGAAGGAGAAAATAATATTCGTATTATTCCCACTCCAGATGGTGACCCATTTAAGGAAAAGTTTTTCCACTATGGCATCGGTGAACAATCGTTTTTGTGCCCAAAGCGCAACTTTGGAGATGATTGTCCAGTGTGTAATCTGGGTAACGAGTTGTGGAACGAGGGTACCGAAGATAGCAAGTCTATGGCAAAGACCATGTTTGCAAAGCAGCGATTCTTTTCACCTGTCTTGGTCAGAGGCGAAGAATCAGAAGGTGTAAAGGTGTGGGGGTATGGCAAGTTGGCATACCAGAAGTTACTTGGTATTGTTCTTGACCCTGATTATGGAGACATTACAGATCCAGAAGATGGTAATGACTTAAAATTGATGTATGGAAAGCAACCTGGAGCGTCTTACCCAACCACGGACATTCGCCCACGCCCTCGAAAGTCTGTACTTTGCGATGATGCTGTCGGCGGCGATGAGGCATGCGCAGAGTTGTTGGAAAAGGTTCCAAACCTTGACAATGTTTTTGAGAGAAAAACAACTGCCGAAGTCGCCGCAATCCTTGAGTCCCACTTGAGCACTGGTGAAACATCTGGCGAGGTTACCCGAGGAGGCAATAACACTTCTGCAGTTAAGGACTCTATTGAGCAAAGTTTCGATGCTGCGTTCAATGAGATTTCTGGTTAGTGGAGTTTAGTTGATGGGGAAGGTAACAAAAATTAAACCTGGTGGTTTATCCACCAAGGATATAATCGCATCTCTTAACAAATCGTCAGGAGGTGTGGTTGCCTACAATCTTGGAGAAGAGAACCCAACGGAAGTCAAGGAGTGGATTCCGACTGGTTCCCGATGGTTGGATTCTATTACTTGCAAGGGCAGGTACGCGGGAATCCCAGTGGGTAAGATCTCTGAGATTGCAGGACTTGAAGCAACAGGTAAATCATTCATGGCTGCTCAAGTTGCCGCCAATGCCCAGAAGATGGGTTGCCGTGTTGCTTACTTTGATTCAGAGTCTGCTATTGACCCTGACTTTCTCCGGAGAGCAGGTTGTGATGTAGACGATGAAGATAGTGGTTTGATTTATATTCAAGCACACTCTGTTGAAATGGTGATGGAGACAATTGAGAACCTTTTAAAGATGCCTGAGAAATGGGTTTTTATCTGGGACTCACTTGCACTCACTCCTTCAGAACATGACTTGGAATCAGACTTCGATCCTCAATCATCTATGGCGATGAAGGCAAGAGTGTTATCAAAGGGCATGCCAAAGTTGGTGCAACCTATTGCTAATGCTGGCGCAACTTTGTTGGTATTGAATCAGTTGAAGACCAATATTACTAGGTCTCCTTCCGAGGCAATGACAACGCCATACATGACTCCTGGTGGCAAGACACTACCTTATTCTTATTCCTTAAGAATCTGGTTAACAGGAAGAAAAGCGAAAGCATCTTTCGTTACAGATGAAAACGGATTCAGGATTGGATCAGAGGTAAAGTGTAAAATTGAAAAGTCTAGATTCGGGTCGACCGGACGTACTTGTAACTTTAAGATCCTTTGGGGTGACTCTGATACTGTTGGTGTTCAAGACAGGGAAAGTTGGTTTGATGCCATTCAGATTTCAGATAACCTTGAGCAATCTGGCGCTTGGTATGCACTTGTCTATGAAGATGGCACAAGAGAAAAGTTTCAGAGGGCCCATTGGTTAAAGAAGTTGGAAGATGAGAAATTTCAAAAAAGAGTCTTGCAAATCATGGATGAAGATGTTATTATGAAGTTCAGTGAAAAGACAGGCAAAGCATCTGATTTCTATGATCAGGAAGAGGATGTCCCACCAAAGACCGACAGCTAGGTTGGTCCACCCCTGGGAAACCAGGGGTGTTTTTTTTATTTAAAGGAGAGTAAGATGCTTGAAAGCATACTCAACGACAAAGAATTTATTTATACTGCTATTGGTATGGTTATTATAGGACTTGCCTTGCATAAATGGAAAAAGGACTAGAATGAAAAAACTGCTTATAGTTGATGCACAAAATCAGTTTATGCGCTCGTACATTGTTAATCCTACGCTTTCCCCCAATGGAGACCCTCTCGGCGGCGTAGTTGGATTCTTGCAAACAATGAATAAACTGTGCAGACAGGTCCGCCCAGACGCTTTTGTTGTTGTTTGGGATGGCGATGGTGGATCTTCTAAGAGAAGGTCAAAAAATAAAAACTATAAGGCAGGCAGAAAACCACCAAAACTTAACAGGTGGGCCCAGAATATGAACCCTGCTGAGATCCACACCAATCGAGTGTGGCAACAGGTTCGTTGTATTGAGTACGTTAATGAGACACCAATCATTCAATTCCGAGAACCGGGTGTTGAAGCGGATGATGTTATATCATATGTTAGCAGTATGCCCATCTTTAAAGAATGGAATAAGGCTATAGTTTCGAGTGACAAGGATTTCATTCAATTGCTTGATGATAAAACTTTGTTGATTCGACCTACTCAACAGGAGATATTAAACTACAAGAGGGTCTTGGATCAATACTCTATTCACCCAAGAAACTTTGCCATTGCCAGATCTATGGTTGGAGACAAGAGCGATAACATCGATGGAATATCGGGCGTCGGACTCAAGACTGTAGCAAAAGCATTTCCCTTTCTTGCTGAAGACAGGGACGTTTACCTTAGCGACATTAAGGAGCATGCAGAGACCGTAGATTCTAAATTGTCGGTTTATTCTAAACTTGTTGCAGAATATAAAAAAGTATGCGATAATTATTCAATAATGCAATTGAGCACACCCCTGATATCAGTTCAGTGTGCACAACATATAAATGATACTTTTGGAGAATACAAACCTTTGTTTAATAAAACAGAAATCAACAAAATGTTATCTGTGGACGGACTGATTTCAATCAATATCGACTGCTTAACAACAAGTTTCAACTCTATGGTATCCAACAAAATCGGTTTTAATTAATGCAAGCAGTCAAAAGAGATTTTTCCAAGTTTGGGAAAAGTTTTCAAGAAAACTTATGTCACATCATTCTGGACGATAGACCGTTCGCAGAGCAGATATTTGAAGTATTAGAGGACAACTTTCTAGAACTTTCCTATCTTCGAGTTTTTGTAAAAAAGATTCGACAGTATAAGGAAAAATACGGAGTCCACCCAACCAGAGATATAATGAAAAGCATAATGCGTACTGGCATTGCAGAAGAGCAAGACTCTGTGCAGAAGTTGTTGAGAGATTATTATGCCAGAGTATTATCTAGACAGATACAAACTGAAGAAGTTGGGTACATTAAGGATACCGCTTTGGATTTTTGCAGAAAGCAGAAACTCCAAGAAGCAATGATGAGGTGTGTGCCTCTTCTTGAAAAATCTTCTTTTGATGAGATAGCGAAGAATATAAATGATGCAATAAAACTGGGTATGTCCAATGATGTTGGTTACGACTACATGAAAGACTTCGAACTCAGGTTTATGGAAAAGTCTCGCGATCCCGTATCTACAGGGTGGGATACTCTTGATAAGATTACTAAGGGCGGACTTGGTAAAGGAGAACTGGGAGTTGTGATTGCACCAACTGGTGCAGGAAAGTCAATGGTGCTCGTTCATCTTGGTGCACAAGCACTTCAACGTGGCAAAAATGTTGTACATTACACTCTTGAACTTGGAGATACCGTTGTTGGAACTAGATATGATAGTTGTATAACAGGTTATCACCTAACTGGCATTAATGTTTTCAAGGAACAAATCTATGACGACCTCAGAGATTTAGAGGGTAAACTTATTATAAAAGAATACCCAACTAGATCCGCTACAATAAGCACTATACGAAATCACGTAGAAAAAATGAAAGTTACAGGTTTTGTACCGGACATGATTATTGTTGACTATGCTGATCTTATAAAACCAACAGGATCATCGCGAGAGGAGAAGAGACATCAACTTGAGACGATTTATGAAGAGTTGAGAGGAATATCTCAAGAGGTTGGGTGTCCTGTGTGGACAGCATCCCAGACTAATAGGTCAGCATTAAATGCTGAAGTTATAACAATGGAATCTATTTCAGAAGCATACAATAAGTGTTTTGTTGCTGATTTTATCTTCTCTGTCTCTCGTACAATTGACGACAAAGAGATAAATGGTGGAAGAATTTTTATTGCGAAGAACAGAAATGGGCCCGATGGAATGATTTACCCTATATTTATGGATACCTCTAATGTCAAGATCAAGATCTTGCCAAAGGTACTCACCACAGAAGAAATGGATGACGTGACTAAAAATGCAGCGAAAAAACAAAAAGAATTTATTAGAGAGAGATATCAAAAAATGAAGGGAGGAAGCAAATGAGTTTATCAAATGATATTTTGTCAGAGATCACAGTGCACATGAAGTACGCAAAGTACATTCCAGAAAAAAACAGAAGAGAGACATGGGAAGAACTAGTAACAAGGAATATGCAAATGCACCTTAAGAAGTTCCCAGAACTTGAATTGCAAATAAGAAAAAACTATAAGATGGTTTTCGATAAGAAGGTATTACCCTCTATGAGGTCCCTGCAGTTTGGAGGTAAACCAATTGAAGTTGCCCCTAACCGCATTTTCAACTGTGCATTCATGCCGATCGATGACTGGCGCTCGTTTGGTGAGGCAATGTTCCTTTTGTTAGGCGGTACTGGTGTTGGTTACAGTGTGCAGAAGCATCATGTAGAAAAGTTGCCAGAGATTCAGAAACCAAACACTAAAAGAACTAGAAGGTTCTTGGTTAATGACTCGATAGAGGGTTGGGCAGATGCTGTAAAGGCGCTGGTCAGATCCTACTTTAACGGTGGATCCAGACTTAGATTTGATTATACGGACATACGACCCAAGGGTGCAGCACTCGTGACGTCAGGTGGTAAAGCACCAGGACCCCAACCCCTGCGTGAATGTCTTGTCAAACTAGAAGGTATGTTATCAGAGAAAGAGAACGGAGATAAGTTATCATCTATTGAAGTTCATGATATGGTGTGCCACATTGCCGACGCTGTGCTTGCAGGTGGCATCAGAAGAGCGGCACTTATTTCACTATTCTCTGCAGATGATGATGATATGATTGCGGCCAAGTCCGGTAACTGGTGGGAGACTAACCCACAGCGTGGACGTGCAAATAACTCTGTCGTTTTACTTCGCCACAAGATTGACAAAGAATATTTTATGAATCTTTGGGACAGAGTCAAAGCATCAGGAGCGGGAGAACCAGGGTTTTATTTCTCTAACGACAAAGATTGGGGTACGAACCCCTGTTGTGAGATCGGACTTAGACCTTACCAGTTCTGCAATCTAACAGAAGTAAATGTTTCAGACCTAGAATCACAAGAAGACTTTGAAGAGAGAGTGAAGGCAGCGACTTTCATTGGCACGCTGCAAGCAAGTTACACAGACTTTCACTATCTTCGTGATGTTTGGCGCAGAACAACAGAAAGAGATGCACTTATCGGCGTATCAATGACTGGTATTGCATCCGGTGCTGTTCTTGATCTTGATATGAAAGCAGCAGCAAGCGCAGTTAAGAAAGAGAACTCAAGGGTTGCGGAACTTATCGGTGTCAAACCAGCAGCAAGAACAACTTGCGTGAAACCAGCAGGTACTACAAGTTTAACTGTTGGGACATCCTCTGGTATCCACGCTTGGCATAACGACTACTATATTCGTCGCATTCGAGTTGGTAAGAATGAACCAATCTATTCTTACTTGGTAGAGAATCACCCAGAGTTAATCGAGGATGAATACTTCAGTCCCCATAGCACTGCTGTTATTTCTATTCCACAAAAGGCACCAGAAAACGCTATTATGAGAACGGAGTCAGCGCTTCAGTTACTTAGAAGAGTTAAGAAAGTAACTGACGAGTGGGTGAAACCAGGGTTTAGAAAAGGTCAGAATACTCACAATATCTCTGCAACAGTATCAATCAAGGATGCGGAATGGGTCGACGTTGGTGAGTGGATGTGGGAAAACAGAGAGAGTTACAATGGACTGTCTGTGCTTCCTTACGACGGTGGTACGTACACCCAAGCACCTTTTGAGGATTGCTCAAAAGAAACCTATGAAGCAATGATGGCATCTCTCAGCAATGTTGACCTGACTAGAGTCGTTGAAGAAGAGGACAACACAGACCTTAAGGGTGAAGTTGCTTGTGCAGGCGGTGCTTGTGAGGTTAAATTTGTATGAGTTACTCGAAGCAAGTGATAGACCATTTTGAGAACCCAAGAAATACAGGATCATTAGATAAGAATGACAACTCTGTAGGAACTGGTATTGTCGGCGCACCCGCTTGTGGAGATGTTATGAAATTACAAATCAAAGTAAATGATAACGGAGAAATTGAAGATGCAAAGTTTAAAACATATGGTTGCGGTTCAGCAATTGCATCTTCATCTCTGGTTACAGAATGGATAAAAGGTAAAACTCTTGACGAAGCGCAAGAGATCAAAAACAAAGACATTGCGGAATACCTTTCTCTTCCGCCTGTAAAAATTCACTGTTCTGTCTTAGCTGAAGATGCGATCAAATCTGCCATAGAGGATTATAAAAAGAAAAATGATAACTCTAACTGAATCTGCTGCAAAAAAGATGAAAGCAATGCTAGACAATAAAGATGAGACGGGAGTGCGCGCCGCTGTACAGGGCGGCGGGTGTTCCGGTTTTACTTATAAGTTATTGTTCGATTCGGAGAACAAAGGCGATAAAGTAATAACAGACCAGGGCGTTAAGATCTATGTAGACCCTAAGAGTTTTTTGTATTTGATGGGAACGACGATAGACTTTGTTGATGAATTAAATCAATCTGGATTTAGATTTGTCAACCCCAACGCAAAAAGAACTTGTGGCTGCGGCGAGAGTTTTTCAATTTAGGCACAAAAAATACTTGCATTATTTGATATAATCTAGTATTATTATTCTACCAACAACAAAGAAGGAGATATTATGTTTGGTGACAAAGAAGAAGATTTGTTGACGAAAGACGAACACATCGTCAATTTTATTAAAGCATTTGTTGCTATCGAGCAAGAGATGGAACCCCTGAAGGAACACCTTCGTGATTTACGATCCAGCTATTCTGAAAACGATTGGTTATCCAAAGAGGATATGCGAATGGCAGTTAAGGTATACAGGATGCTAAAATCTGGCGACGACCTTGAGATGATTACAGATTACTTTAATCACCTCAAGCAAAACTTTGGGGGCGCAGATGTCTGACAGAATCCTAACACTAAAACCTCTCAATAGGTATGTTACAATCGTTCCGCATTTTGTTACAAAGAAGACTGATAACGGGGTTTTGTTACCTGAAGACTTTAAGCAAGAGGAGTCTAGGTTTGTGAAAGCAACGATTGTAGAAATCGCGACAGACTGTAAGGAAGATCTCAAAAGAGTTCAAAGGACTTCCAAGAGTGAAGTCACTGCTATAGTTGATAGGTCTATGATCGAGGTTGTAGAGTTGGCAGATAGAAAGCATCATGTTATATTAGAGAACTACATCCTTGGCGTCTACAGGAGACCAGATGAAAATTGATTTATTTGGGGACGATATAGGTGCGGTTGAGTACATTTCACATATGGGTACGGATCTGTCAGTTGTTAATGCGGCACGAGTATCCTTTGGAGCAGGAAAAGAAAAGGTAGATGAAAAGGATATTAAACTCATCAACTATCTTATGCGCCACAATCACAGTTCTCCTTTTGAGCATTGCGTACTTACTTTTAAATTTACTGTGCCTTTATTTATACGTTCCCAGCATCATAGACATCGCACTTGGGCTTATAACGAGATTAGTAGAAGGTATACTTCTGTAGATATGAAGTTCTATGAGCCAAGTGAGTTTCGAACTCAGCATAAGTCGAACAGGCAGGCAAGCAACGCGGAGGATATGATCAACCCAGATATGTCAAAGGGTATGGCATCGGGAGTTACGGCATCGAGAATGGTAAAAGACCATCACGCCCAGTCTCTGTTTCTCTATACTAGGTTGGTAGAGGAAGGTGTTTGTCGAGAACAAGCAAGAGGGGTGTTACCACAAAACTTATATACACAATATTATGGGACAGCAAACTTGCATAATTTGTTGAAGTTTGTATCATTGCGCGTACACGAAGGGGCACAATGGGAAATACAAGAAGTTGCTAAGGCGTGTTTGAGTATCGCCAAGGAGTACTTCCCTCACTCTGTGGAGTCCTTTATGAAGCACAAGGTGGGGCACTAGGATGGCACTGTTGTTTTCGCTTTGTTTGCTTGCAAACCAAAATCTCGATGTGAGTATTTATCAGCATAGGATGATTTGCAGTTACGAGCACGACATAAGACTAGAGGCCCAGCGCAACTCGCTAGACCCTGCACTCCTTGCTGCAGTCATATACGTTGAGAGTGGATATTATCGAAACGCTATCAGTAATGCTGGTGCATGTGGATTCACGCAGGTGATTCCAAAGTGGACTGGTGGACCAGAAAGCAAGTTTACAAAATATACTTGCGATCAGTTGAAGAACCCAAAGACTTCAATCAGGGTTGGTGCAGAAATACTCTCTTACCATATCAGGGTGTATGCTTCTGGAAGTATTGACAAGGGATTGTGTTATTACAATGCGGGGACAAGATGTATAACAAAGAAAGGATTTTATAAGAGGTCAAAATATGTTAAAAAAGTTAAGCATATATACCGTTTGCTTTCTAACGATTGTTAGTTGCAATGACGAAAGTGTAATCGAAAGCCCAGACATGCAGCGAACCAGGAGTCTCGTTCCTGATGCAAGGACCAGAGACATTCAGGTAGTTCAAATTCCTGATATCACCGTCGACGCTTGGGTTGACCCATGTTTGGATATTTCAAATACGCATGTTAGATTCTGTGATTGTAATCCGAACTGTTGTCAGCAGCAAACTTGGTATTGTCCCCCGAGAGGAGTAGAGATTCAAGCAAAATATGCAGTATTGGATATTTGCGACGAAAATCTGGTACCGTGTGATAGAAACCGAGATCCAAATTGTCCACCGGCGGAAATAATCGAAGAGACTGATTGCCAGCATGCCTTTGACTGCCCTCCAGGTATAAATGAGGATTTCACAATGTATTATAATTGTGAGATTGATGGCACGTCCGGAACACAGCAAGTTAGATGTGATAAGGGTCGCTTGTATTATGGAGAGTGTGTAACCTGCTACGAAGAAGAGGAGGTTTGTGACAGTATTGACAACGATTGTGATGGTAGTGTGGATGAAAATCAACTAAATGCCTGTGGAGGTTGCGGACAGGTGCCCGAAGACATTTGTGATGGTTTGGACAATGATTGTGATGGTAACATCGATGAACAACTTATCAGAGAGTGTACAACTATATGCAACACCGGACTTGAGATGTGTGGTAACGGAGACTGGATTGGGTGTACAGCAGAAAGACCGACTGATGAAGAGTGTGATGGCGAAGATAACGATTGCGACAATCTTGTGGACGAGGGATTAAACTGTCAATGTCCACCAGAAATGGTTGGTGCTTTAGTTCCATGTATGGAGTCTCCTCTTACCTGCGGTATGGGGTTTAAAACTTGCGAGTGTGTGAATGAAGATTGCGAAGTTACTGAGATGACTGAATGTTTTGCTCTTTGTCATTGGGTTCCAGAGTTATCTGAAGGGGTGCCATGTGATCAGTTTGCGGGTATTGCAACAGATCCGGAAGTATGCAATAACTTCGATGAAGATTGTGATTCCTTAATAGATGAGCAACTTACACGACAATGTTATACTGGACCAGAAGGCACCTTGAATGTTGGTGTCTGTAATGAGGGTCAGCAAACCTGCAACATGGGGCAGTGGTACGGACAAGATCAGTCCAACAGGCAGATTGTAGATTTCTGCGGCGGCGAGGTACTTCCTAGCGATGAGATCTGTGATGGTGCCGACAACGACTGCGACGGCATAATAGATTATGGTGAAGAGATACCTGAAACAGACATATTGTTTATCGTAGACTGGTCCGGATCTATGGAGAACTATATTAATGCGGTGAGAATGGCAATGAACAGGTTCGCTCAAGATTTTTCCGCAGAAGATAAGTTGAAGTGGGGTTTGATTGTGGGACCCAAACTTAGGGTGACTCCTACGGATAACGAAGAGATGCTGATCCTACAATCAGATATATCAAACTTTGAGGATTTTTTGACAGCGTTTTCGAATGTAGGTCAGTTTGACAATCAGACAGGAAATGAGATGCTTAAAGATGCAATATTATTATCGCTCGCTAACATATCCGGAAACGTTGCATATGACTTCGCCCGAGCACGTTGGGCAAACAGAGTAAACTCACACCCAGAACTTAAATTTTTCAAAATCAATTGGCGTACTAACGCCGACAGAATCATTGTAGTGTTCTCTGATGAGCATGCGCAGTCGTTTTTGGTTCCTCGTGTCAATACGGATGTTGTATGGGATGCATTAGATGCGACACCAAACTTAAAGTTTTATGTTTTTGCGCAGAGGAACGCTAGAGTCTGGGACAACTATGCTCAACATGGCAATGGTTCAGTCTTTGAATTGTCGCGCAATCAGCAGCAGATGTATGATGATTTGATGTCGATTCTAGATGAGATATGCTTGTCTGCTGATTCGAGAGATGATTTTGAACCAGTGTCATACAGGCATCGATATGATTATGTTCAGAAAATATGCTACTAGATAGTGTGGTGGTGGGTCGTGGTTTTCACTCACTGCTGAAATCATATACAGAAAAGATTCCTATGGTTTTGGTTAATCACGATTCCCCAACTGTCGATTTAAAACTCTCCGATACATTTCACATAGAAAACTTATCAACAGTAAGAGAACTGGAAGCGTGGCAAATGTTAAAGTTCCTTTGTTCAATGCAGGGTTTGATTGTAAATCCTAATCCACTCTCTTATCTTAGGATGGAAGAGGATACTTTGCGCTTTAATGGAGGGCATATTCAATTCAAAAAGTGCCACCTCTTTTCATGTCCAGACTTAAAAACCGACCTTCCGATAGTCAGAATAGATAACGATGATTTATACAGGGTTCTGGATTTTATGAGGTTAAAAATATGTAATGCGTCTAATATAGATACAATATTTCCAAAAGACACATTTATAGACAAGATAGAGTGTTTTGGAAAGAAAGAAATCGTGGCAGTTTCTACACTTTCAAAAGAACAGTTGACAACTTTTGACTATTCTGATACTATTGTTAGATTCATAACTCAAAAAGTTCTTTTATCTAGCAATGGTCTACACAGACCGCTGATATCAAAAGACTCGGAGAGGAGAAGAAACCCTATGCTGACAGTGCTCGAAAGATCGGTCGTACCTATTTCAGAGACAGTATACAGGAGTTCTAGAAAGGTAAAATATTATGACAGAAAAAAGCGAGATGACATCTTCAAAGCATATTGCAGGGATAATACCTGTATCTAAAGTGCAAACTGATATTGATCTTGTCTTACATCCCAGTATGTTACCTATTGCAAACAACTACTATGCTGTGCAGAGAAGTATCGTGGAGTGCTCCTACATGGGGTGCAAAACTATATGGATTGTTTGTGACGACTCAATCGCACCTTTGCTCAAAGAGGCGTGCGGCGATTTTGTTCTGAGTTTAACACAGCACGAGCGAGCAAAGTTTGCTAATTTTTCTAATGAGATGAAGAGGTATGTACCAATATTTTATGTTCCAATATCATATAAACATATGAACAAGAAAGGGTTGGGCGTATCTGTCATGGAGGGTGTCTATGCGAGTTACACAGTTAGTGACAAGTTGAGTAAGTGGATTTCACCATACAGGTATTATGTCTCTATGCCATATGGAGTATACAACCCAAGAAATGTAGAACTTAGATCGCTTGTTAAAAGCAATGACTCGGTGTTCTTAACACACAATGGAGAAAGTGCTAGAACCGGCGCACATCTTGGGTTTAGTTTTAACATTCGTCAGTTTAAGCACTGCTCCTATCTATTTAAAAGAATGAACGTAAAGAGTCATTATAGTGTTGACAAAGTTTTCGGTGATGATATAATGATAAACAACAGTGAGACATATGAAATAGATTACTACCACGATATTTCTACTTGGCAAGGATATCAGGACATGATGTCGGATCCAATAGCAGTCAATAGTGACTGGAGATATTGTTTTAGTAATGCTTTTAAGAAAGATGAAAGGAAGATAGTTTGAGAGAACAACCGACAATACCATTCGTGGGACTACACGCCCACTCGGTAGCAGGATCAATATTCGATGCATTGGGTTATCCCCAGCAGCATATGGATTTCGCTTTTGATAACGGCATGGATGCTTTGGCTTTGACGGACCATGGAAATGCCAATGGACTTGCGTATCAAGTACTGCATGCCAAAAAGATGAAGTCAGAAGGAAAGGAGTTCAAACCAATCTTTGGTTGTGAGGCATACTTTGTGCCAAGTATTGCCAATTGGAAGATTGACTACGAAAAAGCAAGAGAGGAAGCAAAGAACAAAAAAGCGCTTGAGTCTATGCAGTCAGGGGCAACAGTTGAGGCAGAGGGAGTCTCTAAAAAGAAAATGAAGTCCATCCTCAACAGAAGAAGTCACATGATTCTTCTTGCAATGAACCAAACAGGACTACAAAATATCTACAAGATGATTTCTAAGTCTTATACCGGAGATCATTTTTATCGCTATCCACGCATCGACTACGCACTTTTGAAAAAGCACGGTGAAGGCGTCATCGCTGCCTCTGCTTGTCTTGGCGGAGTTTATGCTGGCGACTTCTGGCAAAACAGAGATTTTGGAGAGGATGCAGTACTGGATGCCATGAGGACAACAACTCAGAAGATGCAATCAATCTTTGGAGACCGCTGGTATGGAGAACTTCAGTGGAACAACGTACCAGAACAACACAAGTTAAACCAATTTATTATACAAATGCATTATGAGTTTGGCATTGAACTTATCTCAACAGCGGATTCGCACTACTACTCTCCCGATGCCTGGAAAGATAGAGAACTATATAAGCGACTTGGGTTCCTTGGTCGTAAAGTGGAGTGGTTATCTGACGAGTTACCCATAGATGTTGATGATATTGGTTATGAACTTTACCCAAAGAATGGTGACCAGATGTGGGAGAGTTACAAGAAGTATTCCAAAGAGTGTAATGTGGAGTATGATGACAATGTTGTTCTTAACTCTATTAAGCGCACGTATGATATTGCGCACAATAGGATTGAATCTTTCTTGCCAGACAATGAAGTGCGATTACCAGACTTCGTGGTACCCGATGGATCAACTGCAGGAGAAACTTTGATTGCCCTGTCTGTCGCGGGTGCAAGAAATCTTGGTTTTGCAGACAATCCTGAATATGTTGATAGACTAAAGTACGAAGTAAAGATTATTGAAGACAGAGGTTTCAGTAAGTACTTCTTAACAATGAAAAAGATTGCAGACGAGGCAACGAAGATGCAACTTGCAGGCGCAGGACGCGGTTCTGCTGCGGGTTCTCTAGTTGCCTATGCCTTGGGTATCACCCAGATAGATCCCATCCGTTACGGACTTCAATTTGAGCGTTTTTTGACAAAAGGTGGTTCTGGTTATCCTGATATTGATTACGATGTTTCTGACCCGATGGTTTTGAAAGAGCACTTAATAAATGAGTGGGGTGATAATGTGGTGGTCCCTATCACAAACTGGAATACATTACAGTTAAGGTCTTTGGTCAAAGATATATCAAAGTTTTATGGTATTGAGTTCTCTGAGGTTAATGCTGTAACGAACAAAATGGTGTTCGAGGCAACTCCACTTGCGAAGAAGGAACACGGCATCACAGCGGGTGTCTACAACCCTACTTTTGAAGAGTTGATGAAGTATTCGGACTCGTTGCAAAAGTTCTTGCAGAAATATCCAGAAGTTAAGACTCACGTTGACGCACTTTACGGACAGACTCGTTCAGCATCCCGCCACGCTGGTGGAGTGGTGGTGGGCGAGAATCTAAACCAGTGGATGCCCTTGATTAACTCGGGTGGAGTTAGGCAAACCCCATGGTCAGAGGGTCAGAACGTCCGCCACCTTGAACCAATGGGTTTTATTAAGTTTGATATTTTAGGATTGGCATCACTGCGCATGATAGAAGATGCCATCAGGCATGTACTAGTTAGGTATGAGGGTGTCGAAGATCCTACGTTTGATGATATTAAGAATTTTTATGAAGAGAGGTTGCACCCCGAAAAGATTGATCTTGATGATAGGGAGGTGTGGGAAAGTGTATTCCATGAAGGGAAGTGGGCAGGGATATTCCAGTTCACAGAAGGCGGCGCACAGTCATTCTGCAAGAATGCTAAACCAAATAATATTACAGACCTTGCTGCAATTACTTCTATATATCGCCCTGGTCCATTGTCTGCAGGCGTTGACAAGATGTATGTTGGGGCAAAAGAAAACCCAGAAGAGGTAGACTACCTCAACAGTCACGTGCGGGAAGTAACAGAGGAGACATATGGGTTCCTGATCTTTCAAGAACAGATTGCTATGCTTGCTCACAAACTCGGCAAAGATCTATCTCTTGATGAGGGTAATAAGTTGCGCAAACTCCTAACAAAGAAGGGCACTGGTTCTGCCTCGGCAGAGAAGGACAAGATTTACGATAAGTTCAGGCGTGGTTGCCTTGAGAAAGGAATGAAAGAGTATGAAGCTAAGGAGTTATGGGGTAAGTTCGAGTACTTTTCTGGTTACGGTTTTAATAAATCTCATGCCGTTTCCTACTGTGTACTGTCTTTTCAATGCGCTTATCTTCTACATTATTATCCTGAATGCTGGTTAGCAGCGTTCTTAGATAAAGAACCGGACAAGAGGAAAGAGAGGGCGATCAACATTGCAAAGTCGTATGGATATAAGATCGAACCTTTAAATGTTAATACTTCTGGTGTGCGATGGGAGATCAGCGAGGATGGCAAGACTTTAATCCAACCACTGTCTTCTATCAAGGGACTGGGCGCAACCGCTATTCATCAGATAATGAGCAATAGACCTTTTAACAATATAGAGGAGTTTCTTTTCAGTGAGGATATTGTTTATTCTAAATTAAACAAGAAGGCAATAAACGCACTTTGTTTAAGTCAGGCGCTTAACTGTCTGATGGATGATCGGTTTACAGGACTAAAGCACTTCTGGACCTCAATCGCTATCAAGAGACCAAGAAAGGAAAAGAATCTAATTGAAAACATAGAGTTGTATGCACCAGAGGGCGACCTTACAGAAGAAGAAAAACTTCAGCACCTCGTAAACTTAACAGGTATTTTCCCCGTGAGTATGGTTGTTAATGAGAGGTTGCAGCAGTTGTTTGATGAGCGTATGGTGCCACCTATATCTGAGTACGATGCTGAACTTGGTTACTGTTGGTTCATTCCAAGGCAAGTCATCGAAAAGAAAACAAGAAACGGAAAGGATTTTTATCTTGTCAAAGTTATTGACTCGAACTCAGAAGAGAACACTATCAAATGCTGGGGCGTCGACCCCAAGAAAGATAAAGTATATGTCAACAGACCTTATATGGCAAGACTCAACTGGGACCCACAGTGGGGATTTAGCACTAGGTCAGTTAGGAAGATGTTCAAGATGTTAGCATAGGAGGAATAATGGTAGAAAAAAATAGAACTATATTTTGTGACATAGACGGTACGATATTTAAGTATCGCAAGTTTGAGACACTAAAAACGACAAAACCTGAATTTACCCCAGGTGCGCTAGGTAAGTTAAAAAAGTGGAAAAGAGAGAAGTGTATGATTGTCTTTACTACTGCACGACCAGAAGAATTGAGAGACCACACTGTAAAGGAACTCTTGACTATGGGCGTGCCTTGGGATAAACTGGTCATGGGTATTGAGCGAGGACCAAGGTACTTGATTAATGACATGGACCCAGAGAAACCAGGTATAAGAGCAATAGCATATAGCATCGAGAGAGATAAGGGATTAAAACGAGTTGTTGTAGGAGCAACGGAGGAGATTACAAAGAGATGACAGTAAATATTTATAGAGTAAGGCCGGACGTGAAGTTGCCGGTCAGAGCGCACAATGCAGATGCTGGGTTGGACTTGTTCTTCTGCCCAGTGGAGGGTGCAGCGGTTAGGATTAATCCAGGACAAAGCGTCTTGCTGGATACTGGTATTAAGATGGAAGTGCCATCAAACTGTATGCTTCAGATTATGAATAAGTCAGGGATCGCAAGCAAGAACCATTTGATTACCGGTGCTTGTGTTGTGGATGAGGGATACACGGGTGAAATATTCGTGAATCTCCATAACATAGGTAAAGACGTTGAATTTATCGAACCTGGTCAAAAAATCGCCCAGGCAATTTTTGTGAGAATTGAAAAACCTCCTTTGCTTGAGATTTGGGAAGATAACATCTATGGCAGCGAGACCTCTCGTGGCGGCGGTGGACTTGGATCTACAGGTTTGGAATGAACGCCAAGAGAAAACTAAAAAGGGCAAAGCAAAAGCAAGCAAAGAAAGATGTTGAAGTTACGTTAGGTCTTTTTGATAAATTGCCAGACCATTGCTTGACTTGCTTTGCGCCTTATGATAGACTAAATAAAGAACAAGTGAAAACATGGAATGTTGTGGTCAGAGAGAAAGAAGGTAAAGTAAACCTTTATTGTCCAGATTGCTGGAATAAGGCAACAAATCTCATAAAGGAAATACAAAAGGAAACAAATGAAAAGGCAAACACATAGTTTTGATGATGTGTTACTGATACCCCAATACAGTGACATAGAATCTAGATCAGAGATAGACTTATCGAGACAGTTGGGAAGGAGGATATTTAGTATACCCATTATTACCAGTCCGATGGATACGGTCACTGAATCCGCAATGGCTGCTGCCTTCGGTGAGATGGGAGGATTAGCTATAACACACAGGTATTGTGACATGGTAGAGCAATCTAAGATGACTCCTTTTAGTGCGGCCGCTGCTATTGGCGTCACAGGTGACTTTATGAAAAGGATTGAATTCCTTATGGCAGATTCTAGGATTGATACGTTTTGCCTGGATGTAGCACACGGACACCACATATTGGTTGAAAGAGCATTGAAATCTATAAGAGATAAGTGGGGTAATGATGTCAACATTATTGCTGGTAATGTTGCAACACCAAAGGCATACGTAGATCTGTCTGAGTGGGGCGCTGATGCTGTTCGTGTAGGTATAGGTGGTGGATCTATTTGCTCTACGAGGATCCAGACGGGTCATGGCGTCCCGACTTTTGAGTCCGTTTTAACCTGTAGTTACGAGGACGGTGCTACTATCATCGCCGACGGTGGCATTAAAACAGCGGGAGATATTGTTAAAGCGCTTGCCGCTGGCGCAGATTTTGTCATGCTCGGTTCGATGCTTGCAGGCACAGATGAAAGTCCGGGTGATGTATTCGTCAGCAATAATGGCAAGTCTTTTAAGGTCTATCGAGGTATGGCATCTAAAGAAGCGCAAAGAGACTGGAGGGGTGAGGCGCGCTCACTAGAGGGCATTTCGACCACCATACCAGCAAAGGGTTCGGTTATTGATGTGGTGGGTGACTTACTTCAAAACATAAGATCAGGACTGTCTTACTCTGGTGCCAGAAACATAACCCAGTTGCAGGCAAAAGCAGAGTTTATTGTTCAGTCTGCTGCTTCTCAGGTAGAAAGTAGTACTCATATTTTGAGGACTAAATGAGTTACTACAGATATGGAAAAGAAGAGAAAAAGATAACGTTCGCTGATACAGATAAGCGCCATGCAGAATTAAGATTAAAACTTCGAAGAGATGGAATAAGTCAGGTTGACTTTTTTAAGTCAATGGTGACTGGATATATTGATAACGATCCAAATATATTGATGTATATTACGAAAGTAAAACAGGAGAAACAGAAAGTTGGAAAAAAGAAAATTGCTAGACAAAATGAAGACATCAAACAAGGAAATCAGACCCTTCAAGATCTTGGGATCACCGAGAGGGATATTGACTTTGTCTTTGATCTGATTGAGAATGGAGATGAAGATATTTAATGAGTACATTACCAGAGTGTGCTGAGAAGTGCAAACAGGAAACAAAGTCGTGTTCGAACAAGGAGTGCAGAATGTGGATCGACTACGAAAAAGAAAAGAACTGCTGTCTTATTTCGATACAGGAAAAGCAAATAAAGTCTGCAGGCAAATCCCTAACTTTACATGAGGTAGGGGAAAGACTTGGCATCAATTATTTGAAAGTCAGGCAGATTGAGATGGCAGCGTTGAAGAAACTGTCAAATAAAATGGAGGTAAAAGAACTTTTTGCCGAAATTGAAGACTAAATTAATATACTTTTAGGAAAAAATAATTCTATTTATTATTGTTAACACAAAAACTACATTTGTTATAAGGAGAATGACATGTCAGATAACAAGAAGAAAGCGCTTTTAAACGAAGCAGCAACCAGAAGATTTTGGAAGTTGGCAGGACTCAAGCCAATCCATGAAAAAGCATTTGTCTTCGAAGAGGAAGAAGAACTCGAAGAGATGCGTGCCAACAAGGAAGACGAGAAAGATGAAGTCGACGAAGGCATGCGCGGTAAGAAAGAAGACGAAGACCTTGACGAAGGTATGCGTGGCAAGAAAGAAGATAAAGAAGATGTCGACGAAGGCATGCGCGGTAAGAAAGAAGACGAAGACCTCGACGAGGGCGGCAGATCGGAACCTGTTGGCGGCACATTGCCTAGCGGCAAGAAGGGGTTCGGCGGCGTTTACGTCCACGAACCAGATGAAGAGGATCAATACAAACCAAAGACGGTGAAAGTTGGTGACAAAGGATCAACAGTGACAACCGCCAAAATACGTAAGATGAACGAGGATGATCTCGAAGAGATGGGTATGGACCCGGCAGCAGAAGACGAACCAGAGATGGACATGGGTGCTGAAGAAGGTCCAGAAGACGGTCAGGATGTAGAGGTAGATGTACCAGAGGGTGACGTTGCTTCTCTTAGAACTGCTCGTGATATCCTTGATCAGATTCTTTCAGCAGTTGATGGTGGCGATGCAGAACCAGAGATGGATGCAGAAGAACCAGCAATGGATGACGAAGAACCTGCTCTTGAAGAGGGTGATGATGAGGAACTTAACGAGGTCGATCAGGAAGAACTTGAAGAAGTCGCTGAGAGAATCGCTCAACGTGTTGCAAAGCGCATCGCAGAGTCACTCAAAAGAAAGTAATCATTTTACTTGACTCATCAGAAAGGAACTGTTAGTCTAATAGCATGAAGACCGAATTTATATACGCACTCTTTTGGTTCTCAATGGGTGCGTTCCTACACCATGCAATATTTATTTTTCGCTCAATAAAAGAGAAGCAGGAGTTCTACGCTGAATTCGCGAAGAACATGTCTGCTCTCTCTTCTATATTTTTAGGTCAACTCAAAAATGTCATAGATATCAAAAAATCTGTTATGAAAGAGATGGGGTTAGATGATGAAAAGATAGAAGAAGAGTGTCAAGTGGAGGAAGCATTTGTAAAAAATTGGAAAGTATTGTATGCTACCACCATATTAACAAACATACCGAGAGACATCGCATCAAAAATAGTAAAAAAGGAGTTACCATGATCGACGTTGTTTGCTGGAAAGAACTTAAGAGAGAAGACAACACTATTGCCTGTAGATTACAGGTGCACTACACCGACCAACGCAGAGTTAAAACTGTATTAAAAGAACTGCAAGAGTGGGATGAATCGGGCAGTGGTTTCAATCCCAAGAAAAAGGAGTCGCTACTTATTTTTACAAGGAACTTTCCAGATGATGGTAAGTGGAGAAGTTTCCTTAAGAGTTTCCCGTATAGAATCACAGAAAAGACAATGACAGGAAAGGAGAAAGTATACAATGCCAAAAAAGTTATCGGATAAGGATTTAAAGAACTTTGAAGACTTCGTGATTGTAAATGAAACCACCAAGAAGAAAAAGAAAGAAAAGAAAAAAGAAGAGCAAATATTAGAAGAGTTTGTTGATGAATCTACCGGGAAGGAAGGCAAGCAACCAATCTATATCATCAACAATATCGCTGGTAAGGACGATAAGGATGACATCAGGGCAATCAATTGTTATGGCGACATAACAGAAAGAATGGGTTCCGAGGTTGTTCAGGCAATGCTGTACTTCAATCACTCAAGACTTGACATTATTGAAGATGCAGAAGGCAATGCACATGAGGTCACAAGACCATTTAGGATGTACATCTCTACTCATGGCGGCATAGTCTCTGACATGTTCTCTATTCTTGATGTTATGGACATGATCAAAGAAGACTGTGTTATTGAGACAGTCGGTCTTGGCAAGGTGATGTCTGCGGGTGTTCTAATGCTTGCAAATGGAACTAAGGGTAGAAGAAAGATCGGTAAGAACTGCAGGGTAATGCTCCATAGCGTCATCAGCGGACACCATGGTTCTTTCCCTAACGTAGAGAATCAAATGCGTGAAACAAAGGCATTGCAAGAAATGTATTTCGATTACCTTTGTTCATGCACCAAGTTGACCAGGAAGAAGATTAAAAAGTTACTTTTAAACAACGTTGATGTCTATTTATCTGCAGAGGAAGCAATCGAATACGGCATTGCTGATGAGTTTCTATGAGTGATTTGGACCTTTTAGTTGAAATGTTTGCCAAGGTGGGTCGACCTGTGGTAGAAAGCAAACAACCACCAACCATAACCTATGAACCAATTGTTTTGGATCTTAACTGGATGAATGATTACAACGAGGCAACTGCTTCAGAGTCCAGAAAGAGATTAATGAAAGCAGTCGGTAACATGGGCGGCGGAAACATACTTCAACTGGACCAGTTCATAGCGGGAATGAACAGTTTACTTCAACAACCTGTGGATATAAAGAATCACGTTGAAACCATTGCAAAAGTCGATGTTCTAAGGACTTTGCACAACCTTATTGCAACACCAGAAGGAGCATCTGGCAAAGGTTTTCAGTTTGAAATCTTTGTCGCTGATGTGTTTGGTGGTAAAGTCGAGACTAGGACTGCTAAAAATATTGCAGACGTAATATTCGAAGGTGCAAACGTATCTTTAAAGTTTATTGCGAAAGGATCGAAGGTTACAGGTTCGTATGAAAACTTACTGAAAGCGTTAGGTCCAGACTTGGAAGGTGAGATCATATATATAATTGGAGAAAAGGATGTTGCCAACGCCACTTTGAACTTTTATCAGTTTGTGATGAATCGAGAAGTTATCGAAAGGTTCGAATCGACGATGGCAAAACAGATTAAGAATCGATTGGTTAAAGGTAGAAAGAATGTAGAGGGCGCTACTGGTGGCACTTTTGTTTTAAAGAAGGAAGAGGAGATTGCCTCTAACCCTGTCTACCAATACAGAGATCTCGGAGAACTTAATATGCAGGGTGCAGTAGAAAAGACCCAAGAGTTATTCCAGGCACTTGACAGCAAGTTTCAGAATCTTTTTTCTACGCTCCAGGAACTTAATGCAGCAGCGCAGAGGTTCAAGACAGACGCCACCGCTACATCAACAAAGGCCGCAAGAAAAGACACGGCGAAAGACACCGTCAAAAAGGCAGTTGCAACAAGGACTGCTGCAGAAAAAATCTAACAAACCACTTGACATCTAGTATATACTTGTTTATAATATAATCATACAAAGTGAGGTTAAATGAAACACTATTCAGACGGTAAGGATTTACATCAACTGATGCTTGATGGGGTCAACCAACTTGCCGATAATGTAGCATCAACATATGGACCCAAGGGTCGTAACGTAATATTAAGGAAGAAAGATGGTAAACCGATCATCACCAAAGATGGAGTCACTGTTGCGAGATTTGTATCTCTCGAAGATCCGTTCCAGGATGCAGCAGTTGAAATTGTCAAGCAAGCATCAGAGAAAACGAACTCCGATGCGGGAGACGGCACCACTACATCAACAATCCTAGCAAGAGCAATCTTTGCAAAGTCTCTTGAACTTATTGAAAGAGGATTAAGTCCTGTGGAGGTCAAGCGTGGTTTAGATAAGGTATGCAAACTTGTCTGTGAGAAGATAGAGGAAAAGTCTAAACCAATCTCCAACGCAGAAGATGTGGCATTTGTTGCAAAAATCTCTGCCAACAATGATCAGGTCATTGGTGATCTTATCTCCACTGCTGTAGACAAAGTGGGCAAAGGAGGTTCAGTGACCATCGAAGATGGTAGGTCAACAGAAACAACTCTTGATTTAGTTGAGGGTTTTAGGTTTCAATCAGGATACTTATCGAACTACTTTGTAACGGATGAGAGAAGAAATGTTTGTAGATATGAGAATGCTTTACTTTTCCTGTGCGACGCCCAAGTCGACCAGGTCCAAGTTATTTTACCAGTACTGGAAATTGCTGCAAGAGAACAGAAACCAGTCGTATTAATTTGCGATGATGTCGAGGGGCAAGCATTATCTGCGCTTGTTATGAACTCTGCGCGAGGATCAATGAAGGTTGCTGCTGTAAAATCTCCCAAGTACGGTGAAGAGCGCAGAGCAGTCATGCAGGATCTTGCTATTGCTACCGGTGCCAGGTACTTTAGAACAATGATGGGTGATCAAGTTAGAGATGTAACTATTAATGATTTGGGAACCTGTCACAACATAGAGATCTCTAAGTACGGTACGATCATTGTCGGCGGCGGAGGAGATACCGAAGAGATGTCTCAGCGGATTGAGGATCTAAAGCAACAAGTTAGGGATGCAGAGTCTCTTGTTGATGCAGAACAGATTCAGGAGCGAGTAACCAGATTGTCTAGTGGTGTTGCTATTGTTCGTGTTGGCGCAGCAACAGAGATAGAAATGATTGAAAAGAAGCATCGCATAGAAGATGCGCTAGAAGCGGTCAGGTCCGCACAACAAGAAGGTATCGTTCCAGGTGGAGGACTGACGCTATATAGAATCTCTCAAACGATTTTGGATGACATCAGGAATGTTGAGTTGACGGAAGATCAGAAGTTTGCTGCGGAAATCTTTTATGATGTTCTTAGGTCTCCGATCAAAGAGATGGCAGAGAATGCAGGGTTTACATTTGATGAGGTTGATGGAGTTTTGTCTAATGAATCAGACAATACCGGATTTAATTTCTTGACAGGACAACCCGTAGATATGTATAATAGTGGTGTTGTTGACCCAGCAAAGGTTACCAAAAACGCACTGAGAAATGCAGTCTCGGCTGCGGGTACATTGCTGACAACTAATTTTGCAATTATTGAAGAACGAGGAACTCCATAGCACTACTTATAATAGGCACGTTGTGGAGGGTTTATAATGTCTGATAGTGATCTTTCCCGAGATTTGATGGTTGAGTTAACTAGAAAGTTAGATAAGTTATGTCTTACTATGGAAGCGGTTAGAGAAAAGCAAGACGAAATGATAGAGAACGTTTCTAAGATAAAAGAAGCAGTCTATAATCCCGACGAAGGTCTCTACGCCAGAATCAGAGCACTAGAAGCATGGAAGAACACCTCCTCTAAAATTTTATGGATACTATTCACTGGAATTGTCGGTTTGGCAAGTGCAGTAGTTATTAAGTTGCTTTAAAACAAAGGAGAGAAATGAAAGTTAAAGTTTCGTATACGGTTGATTTCAATGACATCCCCGATGTTGTGAGGGATATCGTTAGCAAGGCGCAGACTTTGCAGCAGGAGATGTGTGAACTATCTGAGGGATTACACAGTGGTGATCTTGGAGTTAGATCTCTGAAAGATCTTGGTAGGTTGAGAGAAATCTCTTCTGAACTAACAGAAAGTTACTCTGACTGTGAGTCTATTCTATCTGGATTCTTCGGTGCAGTATTTAATCCGCAAGAGACCAGAGAGGAGGAGACGGATGATAACACTTAATGTAATCCGGAGAGGCGGACCTCCACTTTTTAATCACAGAACAGAGACTCTGTGCCTTAATCCAACCAGCATTGTTTCAATTGCACCCGCAAATCATAACAGATCTATCATTAAAGAAGTTAATGGTTCACCCTCAGATTCAATTGACATCTCAGAGGTGGAATATACCATCGGGTCTAGGGCAGAAAAGATATTAGTTGTTGGTAGTTATGAAGAGATATTGAGGGAGACAAGAGGTAGCAGGAGACTTTTGAATGGATAGGGGTGATCAGTACATTGTTTTTGGATTATCTACATGCCCCTTTTGTGAGGAAGCAGTTGCGCTTTTGTCGTTTTTGGGTTATAATCACGAATACTACACTCTTGATGACAACCCTGAGTATTTAAAAGAACTGAAAGAGTTTTATCAACAAAGGACGGTGCCAATGATTCTTCGGGTCGGTGGAGAGGATTCGATAGTTAGGTTTATTGGTGGATGTGACGACCTAAAGAGAGAGTTAAATGATTAAGTGTGATCTACAAGAAATAAAAGAACATGAGATTCTAGCAGAGAAAAAGAAAAAGCGATTCGGAAGATATCACGGGTCTATGTTTTGGAACTTGCCAGGATTTGGCAAAAAGAAGTGGATAGTCGCGACCAGAATAGAATTCAAAGAAGATGTCCCTGATGGATTAACAGATAAAGAGGTGATTGATAGGTGTGTGGATTACTTAAATACTCCGCCCCCAAGAAGAAAGTTCCAAAGAAGGATTACCAAACCAAAGTACGGTATGTTAGAACTGTACAGTGGAAAGATAATCACAAAAGATGGAGAGAAATATATTAGTGCACTTTTGATTACTGATCAGAGAACTAATAAGCACTTCTGGGGTCGCGGCATTGTCACAGCAAAATGATTTTAAGTACAAGTTCAGAAGAAAATCTTATGAAGAGTGGAGGCAGATGGCATCCCAACACTCTCTCGTATCCGGAGAGGTGCTTAAGTTAGAGGAACTGAAACTGTCAGAGCATGTTCAGATAGAACTAAGTAAGTTAAACATCAACTCATATTTGTTCAAAGAATATATGAGTAGTCTTGATCCGTTCCTAGAGGAGGATGCTGATGGGTACTTAGATCTTACAGAGGTTGAGGTTGCTAATATATGGAAGTGTCTTACTGCTCTCTCTGAATCTAAAAAAGAATTAATAAAGTCTTCTATAAGTTTGGAAGTGCACTGATGAATTTATATATTGGAATAGTTCTCGTGTTTCTCGGGCAAGCAATCGGGTGGTTTCAGTTAAATGCTCAATATATTTCAGAGTGGTGGAAAGATAAACCCATCGCTGCAGCATTTTTCCTGGGTGTTCCATGTTCTATTGCTTTTTGGTATTCCTGGAAACTTATAGTGGACGAGACAGGTTCAGTGTGGACCGCTAGATTTATAGGATCATCCGCTGGTTTAATATTGTTCCCCGTTTTAACTTGGTTTCTTCTAGGGGAGTCTATGTTTAATCCGAAAACTTTGATATGTTTTGGATTGGCAATTATAATAATTTTAATTCAACTTTTCTATTGACACGACAAATCTAGTGTTTATAATATTAGTATGGTTGAGTTGCTTCGGGACTTGATCATAAAATGTAACTTGCTTAATAAGGAGGAAATAACATGAACAACATAGCAATACATAGACCAGGACTTCTGGGTCACAAGTACTTAAGTGAAGTTTTAGATAATCTGTTTAGTGATCAACACTTTATGGATGGTGCGATTAAGCACACAACAAAGGGCTATCCCGTTGCCGACATTTATCGAGACGACGATGGCTCTACAATATTGGAGTTTGCATTGGCAGGGTTCAAGAAGAAAGAACTCTCTATTGACATTCAGCCGGATAAGAGAAGTATTACTATTGCTGGACAAGTTGATGAAAACAATCAAAAGAGGCAGAGGATTGCTCGTAGGAACTTTACAAGAACGTACGTTAACTATGATGACAACCTAGACTTGTCACAAGCTAAAGCATCGTTCGAGAATGGTTTGTTATCAGTTAGAGTCCCACAGCGACCAGAAGTCCAACCACTGTCAATTAAGATTGACTAAATGAAGCGGAGGGGCATTTGCTCCTCCGTTACTTTTATCACCTACTAATTACTACAACGCAAAAAAGACGGTTTAATCATGAATGAAATAGAAGATTACTTTGATTCCTTAGTCAGTGAGAAAGAAGAGCGCTCAAGACAGACGGGCGTATTTCAGTTTTATTTGATGTTGGGGTATAAGGCAGAGACAGCAGGAGAAAAAGGGTATAGAGGTCTTGAGGACATCGTTGCAGACATTCGTGCTGTCCCTAGCGTAACTGTTGTCACAATAATGGTAAAGAATCAAAAGATTTCCGATACAGATTATATTGCAGGTTTGAGAGTCAAGTTCATACCAAG